TCTTGTATAAATGCGTTTTACAAAGGTCATGAAGCAAGGGGCAAATAATAAGGGCATCTTTCCCGGCATCCTCTAAAATGCAAGGCCAGGTACTGTTTTCCTTCTTTGCCTGCAAGCAATCGTACACGTTGAGGCTGTGCTGTAATAAGCCGCCCTCGGTGCTTAAGTGGAACCGGGTAGAAGCCGGGGCCGTGTAAAAGTCGCTCTTGTCCCGGATGTACTCCAAAAGCTGCGCCAGCCCTTCCCGTTCTACCTGGCTTAAAAGTTCCTCAAACCTCTTTACGTTCTCCTGTGTGTTCATCGTTATCCTCCTTTTGCTCGGTTGTTTTATTTTCACTTTTTATGAAAATCAATATTGCCGCCCCTGGGGGCTTCTCTTTGCTTATCCACCCGCCCGCCGCCTCGTCGTAGAACTTATCCACAATATCGTTGTAAATAAGCGGCGGCTGTGGATTGTCCGGATCCCATGAAGGGCCGGCGGCGTATAGGCAAGTATGGCGGTCAAAGTATGCTTTATATATCCCCATCACCCTTTGGCGGTGTTCCTGGGCGATTCCCTTTATCTTCTCTAAGTCAAATTCCCGGAAAGCTGCCCGCCCGACCTGTCTGCCGATCTGCGCCTCCTTAAATGCCTGGTTAATCTCGTCTATGAGCCGCTGTCCTTCGTCGTCGTCCCGGATCCGCAATCCGCCCAGAATGAAAAGCCTTAAATATTCCTCTAATTCCTCCTTAAGCTGTTGCTTCAATTTCTCAAAAGGCTTTTTATACTTCCCGGCTAATTCCTCCGGCGGGACAAGCGTTTTGTTTTTCCGGTATTTTTCAAGCGTTACCGCCGCTTTTTCAAGGGCTTTTACTGCTTTTTCCGTAGCCGTTCACCTCCTATCGCCTATTCCTCCTATCGCCTTTTTATTTTTCTTTGGCGACATGAATAAAATCTTGTATTTATGGGGCTTAAATATATTTCCTATCGCCTATCGCCTAATTTTCGGAAACATACCCTTACTTTTTGAAAAAGGTCATTTTTTCTTTACCTTTTTACTTTTGCAATAAGCCTATATAATAGGCGATAGGGCGTAAGAATATATATAATAGGCTTAAAAAGCCGCTTGTTTTCGGTGTTTTTTACCTATCGCCTAACCTATCGCCTAACCTATCGCCTATTTTTTAGGCGATAGGAAAAAGGTATAGTTTAATATGGCAGCTCTGTTTCTTCTTCCTCAAAAGGTGACTTCATATCAAGGTCTAATTGCTGCCACTCGTCTGCTTTCGGTTTTTCCTCAATCCCTGCGGCTTCTGCCGCCTCGTCCTCGTCTAATGGGTCAATAGCTTTTGAAAATCTCCCTATATCAAATTCAACAAAGCGACTTGATCTGTTATCAAACCATTTTGAAATGCTGTACTCTCTCCCGCCGTTCTTTTTTGGCTGGGAAGCAATAATATTTTTATCTGCTAAATATTTCATGGTTTTTCGGGGGCTGTATCCTGCTTTCGTTAATGCCTGGTTAAGCAAGGAAGGAAATATATAAGCCTTGTCTTGCGCTGAACTTATGAAGCCCAGGCACGTTCCGATTGCCTTGTCCCCGAACTGGGCGCGGTTGCTCAATATCCAATCTACTATAAACTGGGTGGCGTTTTCGTTTACGTCGCTTACACCTGCGGCGAGCTGCTCCTGTATAATTGCCTTTGCCATCTGGACGGCTCTGTCCCAGGAAACGCTGCGTATTTCAAGCGGTTTCTTACGGTTTTCGCCGTTTTGGTAACAGTTTTCGCTTTCTTGATCACAATTTTCGCCGTTTTGCTCCGCTTCGTTCCGGTTTTCGCCCGCTTCGTTCCCAAATATCCAGGTATCAATAATCGCATCCGCAAGGGCGACCGCGCTTATCCCGGCTATATGTGCGCCGCTGGTTCCGTTTGCCGCTGCGTAAATTTCTTCTACCATCTTTTCGTACTGATCAGTTATGGTCCGCTCGTCCGTCGCCAAAAGGCGGCTTATAAACTCCGGGCCGGCCCAGCCGCAATTTACCGGGGCTTGCTGGTGCATAAGGCTGGCGGACTTCTCATCGTCGAAAGGGCCGCCGTATATCTCCAGTACACGGGTACTGACTCCGGTCTGCGTGGTGTCCGTGCTTAAAGGTTCCTCGCCCGTGGCAAGCGCAACGGTGCGCCATGTGTTAAGCGCCTGCAAGCCGCCGCCCTTGCTTCCCCTGGCTCTCCCGGTTCCGCTGGCGATCATGTAAACAATCTTTTCCAGGTTCTCCTGCTTCTGCCCTGCAAGCTGCCGCTCGTCAATGCCGAGGGGCAAGTCGTTATAAAAGCCCGCCATCCTCTCCAGGGCGACCTGGGTGGCGTTGAAATTTACCATAAGGCGTTCCGGGTCCCCCCAGGCGGAAAGCGCCGCCTTGAGTGCTGCGGTCTTTCCTCCCTTGGATCCGCCCCAGTTATATACAAAAAATATCCGCTGTTGAATAATCTTAAGAAGCGGGGCGGCGAAGCTGGCCGCCAATATAAACCGGAACTTGTCCCGGCTCCGGTGCGGCTGCATGGTGCTGATCCAGCCCTCGAAGGTTCCGGCGGTGTGGTATGCTGCCGCCCAGCCCCTTAAGGATGGCTCAATATCCAGCACTATGTCGTCCCCGTGTCCCGGAAGGAAACGCCCCCTTGTCTGCCAGCCGAAGGTTGACGTACTGTCCGCCTTTTGTATGATGTCTATGTTCTCCGCCTCCAATGCGGCCAGGAAGCTCACCACCTGCTTGGCGTTCTCGCTGGTTACGGTGCATCCCAAATCTGCAAGCGCGGTTATATTCCGGGAAGTGAAAATAGTAGAACGCGGGTATATAGCCCGGCTCCACTGCCCGTCCCGCTTAAATGCAATCTCTATTTTTTCCTCGCCCGTTTCCATGCTCTTAAGCCGCTGGGTTAATATGATCGGCGTTCTGCAGACCATTGTCGGTATCGCTTTCTTTTCGTCTATGTGGCTTATGCCCTTCTCTGAATAGATCCAGCCCTCCGGCTGGCGAAGGTTCGCGGGCGCCCCTTTTATGGCTTCCGGTATCGCTCCGGACAGGTCGTCAAGGTCTAACTTCTGGGCGTGTTTTATGGCTTTCTGTATCTTCTCGGATGCCTTTTCCGCCCCGTCCCTTAAGTAAAGCTCCGAAGGATCCTTTACTCCGAACTGCTTACAGCTCCATGTATAAACCTCGCCTATAAAATCTTCCTCTTTCAATATCCGGCAAATTTTAGCGAGGAACGTCTGACCGCCCTGGTCTGGCTCCTGGTGGATGTATAGTTTTAAGTCCTGCAGCTTCGGAACCATCCGGGCGTTGAAGTTCGCCGCCCCCGGAACGCCCAGGGCTGAAAATTTCAAATACCATAAAGTCTGGGTATCGCTTTCCCCTTCTACCAAAATAGCCCAGCCAACTTTCCGGGCTTCCGGCAGCCTCCAATCGCCGTATAAAATCAACTTCCCGGAACTGCCCCAGCTCCATCTAAATTCCTTGTCCCCGTAACGCTTCCGAAAAATCGCGGTAGTGTTTTCTTCGTTGAAGTAAGGCGTTTTAAGGTACTGCGTCCCGTCCTTGTCCTTGGCGGTGCTGATGCCGCAGGTGTCCTTTAAGAAGTCCTCCGGCAAGTGCTTATTAAAGGTATACTCTGCGAGGGTGTAGCTCTTATTCTTCGGCTTGGCTGGCTTGTTTTTCTTCGGATCCGGCTCGGTCAGCTTTCCGTACTTCTCTAAAATCTGCTTATATGCTTCCTTGGTGTCTACGCCATGAAGCTCCGCCCAGAAATTTATAAAATTCCCTCCGCGGTCCTCTGAGAAGCAGTGCCACTGCCCGGTCTTTAGGTCTGCGCTGAAACTGTTCTTTTTGTCGTCGTGGAAGGGGCAGCGGCCGACTAAACTGCTTCCGCTGGGCTTCGCGCCTTTTATGACGCTTCTGTATTCCGCTTCGTAGTTGACGAAGTCGTCTATATTAAGCTGTTCGGCGTTCATCCTATCACCTTCTTAATTTCTTTACGGGTCATGTATACTACCCTTCCGCGCTTTTTGTCCCTTGCCGCCTGGCGGATTTCCCGCCGCATCCCCTCGCTGATCCGCCCGCCTATGATAATCAAAAGAAACTCGTCAGCCTCCCGAAGCTCCTTAATGCCTATATCAAGCCCGATCTGCCGCTCATCGTCCCGGCTCTCGTCCAGGAACTGGGTATAGAACAAATGCGGGGCGACCGGGATCTTACCCTCTAAAACAACCTGCCTGCAGAAATACCTCGCCACTTTGCGGTTAAATTCCATCCCGCTTTCCGTGAACGCTCTATAACGTGAAATTATATATACCTTGTCCATGCGCTTATCCTCCAACCGTTTTTTAACTGGGGGGGGGTAAGCGCCCCGCCCCAGCCTTTGCCTTTAATTAAAGGGCAGATCCTCGTCGATCCCGTCCGGCACGTTCATAAAGCCCGCTTCGTCGGCTTTCGGTGCTGCCGGTCCGTCCTGGGTATTTCCTCCGGTTGTATTGTAGTCTGCGCCCTCTACGTCAAGCTGGCGGTACTGTTGCTTTACGCAGTCTTTCATGGCTTCGGCTTCCTTTGCCTTTTCCGGGCTTAACTTCCCTACGAAGGTAAATACTGCCCGGCTGTACGCAATCCCGGCGGCGTTCTTCTCTTTCTTCAGCGTGATCTTGGTTACTGCCTGCCAGCAACGGAAGCCCTTAAGGATCACCCGCTTGGCGATATAGTCCCGCATATACTTAAGGCTGGTCGGCGGTAAGGAAAGCACCAGGGGTACGGGGTTCCCTTCCCTCAAAATGAATACCCGGTGTACGTTCTTGCAAGCCTTCCCCTTGTCGTCGCTGCCGAACTGGTTATAAGGGCAAGAGGCGCAGTCCTTAATTTCCCCGGTTTCCCTCTCTATGCCCTGCTTTCCGTCGTAGCTTGAGCAGTCCGGCTGTTCGTTGCCTCCGGCGAACTTCTCGCGCCAGTATGCGTTGACCGGGTGGTGATCCAAAATAACGCCTACGATCTCCGTTGCGCTTTCCGGGTTCTCGTCGTCCTCTCCCGGAAGCTCAAACGCAAGACCGCCGCCGGAAGGAATTTTAACGCGGTCGAAAGGAAGGGCGCCCAGCCCGTCCATTTCCTCCGCTATCGCCTGCGCCAAATCTCCGCTGATGGTCTGCAGGTCGAAGTTGTCTACTACTGCCAATTCGTTTTTTGCTTTAGCTGCTGCCATGGTTATATCCTCCTTTTATTTACGCGCCCGGCATCATAAGCGGTGCGGCTGCGTCCTGTGCTGCTGTGTCTGCTGCTTCCTTGCCGGCCCCATTAAGCTCCTGGGGCTGGATCTTCTCTACTTCCTTAATGCGGTAGCAGGTTTCAATGCTTGCCTGGCGGTATTTGTTTTCGTGCTGCCCGTCCATGGTGGTGGTAACAAAGTAGCCGTTTGAAAGCCCGGCAAATCTGCAGACTACGTCCTCCGGGGTCCGCCTGCTTACCCGAAGCAGAATAGCGTCGCCCTTCTTCAAGACCTGGCCGTCGGTGGCTTCTACTGTCACACTTACGACCTCATTTACTTTTAAAGCCATCTCGTTTCCTCCTTAATTTTCTTCCGGATCTTCGTCCGGGTTATACCCTTCGGCTTCCTCCTGCGGCTCACCGTCGCCGTTTTCGTCCCCGCCCTGGGTTCCTTCGGCTTCCTCAAACTCGCCGCCCTCCTGGGCGTTCAGATCGGCTATTGCCTGCTCTATCGGTGTCCGGCTGTCGTAGCCGTAATAAAGGTCGTTTAATATCCGGGTAGCGTCCGCCGCCATACCTATGGCTTCCATGGCAAGCTCCAGCGCCTGGCTGTAAATATCGCCGCAAATGCTCACGCCGTCCTCGCCCTTTACCTGCAATAACGCCAGGTAGTCCTTCATCCCCCGGTCAAGGGCTTTCATCTTCGCCCCGATCTTGCTGAAAGCCTCCGCCGCAATCCCATAACCCTCATGCTTGCCTTTTACCTGCTTAAGCGGCCAGCCGCTTTCCTCGGCTTCCATCCTGCGCTTGTCGTAGAAAAACTTAATAACCTTCCCTACGTTGGTTTTTAAGTCCTTTTCGGACTCCAGCCTTACGTCAATTTCCATCTGCTCGTAATCTGCCATGATTCTTATCCCTCCTTTTTCTCTTTGGCGTTCTTTGCCGCCTTATTGGTTTCTTTCCTCTTGCCTACGTCGTAATACTGGTAAGGCTTGATAAAGTCCTCGAAGTCCTCCGGCAGCTCGCCGTCGTTTTCCTCCACAAGCCCCGCCATGGCTCCGTTCAAAGTCTGGGCGTTTACGGTGCGCTTAATAATATCGCCCAGCCCGTGTTCCTCCAATGTTTCAAAAAAGGCATCCTCGTCGCATCCGCCGATCTTGTTATACTTGGTCTTGTCCTGTAAGCTATAAAGGAAGCCGCCCCGGCTTATCTTCGGGCTTTCTGCGTCGATCATAGCCTGTGCCAGCTCGTTGCGCTTCGCCTCCAGCGACTTGTTGTTTTCCGTGGTCGCTTCCTTCAGCTCGTCCTTCTTGTCCAGAAGCTCCTTATACTCGTCAATCAATGTAAAAATATCTGCCACTTTTATTCCTCCTTCCGAAGCCGGGCTATAACCTTTGTCAAGTGTTCCGGCTCATAATTTTTGTAGGGGCTTTCTTGGTAAAAACCGCCATCTGAATGGATTCCATACCGCCTGTAATACTTCTCCGCCTGCTCCAGCGTTATCTTTCCTTTGTTGCTTACTTTAATCTTTCCGCCGTCGCTATACTGAAAATTTATTTTCCACACGGCTGCGCCTCCTTCTGGTTAAGCGGACACCACTTCGGCGCCGTCTTTGTTGGTATCTCGCTTTCGCGGCTCCGGGTGATGATCCGGTGCGGCAGGCACTCGGTTTTTGCCTCCGGGTGCATACAATAAAACTGGTTCCGGCCGCACCTTACGATCTCCGGCTCCATATGCTGGCAAGTCTTACAAACTGCCTTTTCTTTGCTCGGTTTACTCATGGCTTTCCTCCTTCCTTTTTGCTATAATGAAAACTTTTTCCCCTTCAAGGTCCGCAAGGGCTACGCTCACCCTCTGATCCGGCTCGAAGCCTGCGGCCTCTCTAAAATCCCTCGGAAGAATTAAGCGCCCCTTGCCGTCAAGGTTCCGGGTTACTTTAATACCCTCCATCAACGCTGCCTCCTATTATTCCTCCGATTGTTCTGCTGCTCTTTCATGGTCGCCCACTTGCAATTATCCGGAGAATAGCCTTTATTATTGTCCTTACGGTCAATCGTCAAATTATGGGCATATCCGTTCTTTAAAGCCCAATCGTAAAACGCTTCAAAGTCCTTTTCCCATTCTTCGCATACTGTTATTCCGCGCCCACCGTAGTTATCGTACTCGTTGGCTTTGGGGTTTCCGCAGCGTTGTTTCATGCTTGTCCAAATATTATATAAGCGCGTATTCCTTTTTCCGTGTTTATAGTTTCGCTCTGATATCGCTCTGGACACGCTTTCGCTTCTTTTGCAACCGCAGCTTAAAAGTTTCCCGCTTGTAAAATCTGTTCCGGCTGAAACAAATTCTTTTTCACAATACTTGCAACGGAAACGCCAATAATAACGCCCATTTCTTTTCTCCGCAACTTCAAGAGCCGTAACTCCCCCGTTGCTTTTTCCGGTTAAATCTTTAAATGCTGGCATTTTGTTCGCCTCCTAAAAATAAGCCTTCCAGTTGTCTACAACTGTTTTTGCTAAATCTTCTTTTTTTGCAAGTGCTTTTAAAATAATCTCGTCTACGGTTTTCTCTACTACCAAATGAATATATGTGCAGGTGTTTCTCTGCCCTATTCTGTGAATACGGGCGAGGCTCTGGCTGTAAGCTGCGTAGTTAAAATTTTCGCTGTAATACACGCAGGTATCTGCGGCGGTTAAAGTAATGCCCAGCCCGGCGGTGTCAATCTGTGCGAGGAATACCTTTATTTCCGGTATCTTCTGGAAGTCTGCTACAATCGGCCCCCGGTCGTCGATCTTGATGTCGCCGTATATGCTCCGGTACTGTATCTTTTTCTTTTCCAGGAGCTTCTGTATTAAGTCAATCTCCGGGCGGAACCGGCAGAAAATAACCAGCTTCTTTCCTTCGCCTATAACGTAATCCTCTAAAATGTCCTCCAGGGCGTTTAGCTTCCCCTTAAATACAAGCTCCGGCTTCGTCCCATCGTCCGCCTGGATAAAACCTCCGGTAAACTGCTGTAGCCTCAAAAGTTTTGTAAGTACCGTCGGGGCCGTTATCATGCCGCCGTTCTCCAGCTCTGCGAAGCTGTCTTTTTTAATCTTGTCGTAAAGCTGCTTCTCCTTCCCTGCAAGCTGAATATACCGCGTTAAAAATGTTTGCTCCGGCAGGTCCAGGGCTTCCGCCTTCGTTACCCGGTAAGCTATACTATGCTCCTTTTGGATAAGCTGATCTAAGTCCTTATAGCCTACAATCTGCTTTCGGTTGAAGCCGCCCATAATGGCGTAGCGCCCCCGGAAGGCGTAAAAGTTATAGCCGAAAATGTTAGGGTTTAAAAATCTGTACTGGCTGAAAAGGTCTATAGCGTCATTCTGTACCGGCGTACCGGAAAGAATGAGCTTATACTTCGCTATGTCCCCGATCTGGTGCATGGCCTTACTCTGTTCGGCGTCGGGCGTCTTGATCCGCTGGCTCTCGTCCGCTATAACCATATCCGGCTTCCAATCAAGAAGCGCCTCAAACAATCCCTCGCGCCATGTGCTTTCGTAGTTTATGACCGCAACCTTAAGCGCCTTAAAAGGAAAATTGTTAAGGGCTTCCAGCTCCTGCAGGCGCTTTTTCTTGTCGCCCAAAAGTACGTTTACTTTGTATTTAAAGTCCGCGTAGTCCTTAAATTCCTTCGGCCATACGCTGCAAACCGAAGTAGGCGCAACCACTAAAACCTTCTCAATGGCTCCCTTTTCGTATGCTGCCCCCGCGATTGCAATCGCTGTTAATGTATTGCCGCCGCCCGGGCTAAAGGATTCGGGATTTCGTTTGAAATGGGCTGCGGCAAGAGATTAACAGCGCTTGCAATCGTGGGGGCTGCATAGCACAAGGGAGCTAAATATAAGCATAGAG